CCCGAGGACATACCGGAAGAGGGAACCAATTACATGGTTTGTGACCCTGCCGGTGCGCGTAACTGGTTCATGCTTTGGGTGCGTGTAGATCGTGCCGGGCGCAAGTGGGTTTACCGTGAATGGCCTGACACAAGCATGGGTGAGTGGGCGATTGCGTCAGCGAAGGCGGACGGTAAACCCGGTGTAGCGCAGACCAACCAGGCTGGAAGAGGCATTGATGAATACAAGGACATGATCCTGTCTATGGAGGACGGGGAAGAGATTGCCGAGAGATACATTGACCCCAGGAGTGCGGGAACATTGTCAGCGGGAAAAGCGGGTGGAACGAGCCTATTGGAGTTACTGGAGGAAGATCCCCCGATGTTCTTTACGCCCAGTGCAGGGACAAGGATTGATGAGCGGGTGGGGATTATTAACGATTGGTTGGCTTATGATTTGGATGAGCCAATCTGCTCAGTAGTGAATGAGCCGAATCTGTATGTGTCCAATACCTGTGAGAATTTGATCTATAGCATGAGGGAATGGACGGGGAGAGACGGGCAGAAGGGAGCCAGTAAAGACCCCGTTGATGCGCTGGCATACCTGGCAGTGATGGACCCTGAAGGGGAGGACAAGAGCGTCTATATGGCGAAGGGTGTAATTGGAAGTTATTAAAATATGAATGTCATGGAAGAAAAGCATCCACCCCTTGTGCCGCTTGCGACGGCAAAGGAAATCACCGGACTGGGCGACAAGGAATTAAGGTATTTACGCGAGGAAGGTAAATTAAACACATATAAGACTCGCGGGGGATTAAACCGATACTATCGGGACGAGTTATATAAATTAATAAAAAAGGGGAATAACAATGGCTGATTATAATAATGACGGGGCAGATCAACTGGTTAATGCCAGCAAGAAACCGGATGTGGTTTATTTAAATAACGAACTGCAACGCAGTTTGTTTGACTACAATAACTTCGCCCAGGTCAGCAATGCGGACGACATACGTCTATGCCGCTGGACCGGGCAGACTGATGACGGGAAGAAGCATTCTGAGGCGATGCCTGACGGGGAACAGGTATTTCCGTTTGAGGGAGCGTCAGATGTTCGCACAAGACTGGTGGACTCAACCTGTAACGAGTTGAGTTGCCTAATGACCACTGCGTTCCAGCGCAGCAAGGTTAATGTCGGCGGCACTGAGGTGAACGACAGTTCCTCGGCGGCAGTGGCAACCACGTTAATGCGCTGGTTGTCCGAGACAAAGATGAGCCAGGAGTTGCTGCGCGAGGCACAGCTTGGATCACAATTCGGGCAGCAGTACGGGTGGAGTATCTTCCACGTTGGTTGGGACCAGAAGACTGCTGTTCGCAAGCAGAAGATTACGTTTGAGGAAGTTGCGGCCATTGCCATGCAGCAACCTGATTCAATTGTGGCTACGTTGCCCGAGATGATAATGAACCCCGATGCCGAGGATGAGGCGGCCAACCTGATCAGTGCATCGGTGCCTGACATCAAGGTGAGTGATGCAAGGAAACTTGTGCGCGACCTGCGCGAGACGGGTATTGGCGAGATCGATGAGGAGTACCTGCAAAGGAATACCCCGGCAGTGACGGCATTGAAACCGTATCAGGATATTGCCATCCCGCCCGAGACAATCGACTTGCAGGATGCCCGCGTTATTTATCGGCGCATCTGGATGACAGAAGTGCAGGTGCGGGCCAAGGAAATTGATGAGGGTTGGGACAAGGAGTTTGTGGACATGGCAAGCACGATGCAGGGCAAGCAGACATGGTTTGGCATTACGAACGACAACTTCACAATCGAAGATTCGACCAACGTCATGCGCCAGAGTCATTTGATTGAGATAGTTTATGCGTATGCGCGACAACTGGATGACAAGGGTGTGCCGGGTATTTACTGCACAGTCTTTTGTCCGGCGGCATCGAGTGAACTTTATGGAAAGCATGAACTGTTAGGCTACGCTCACGGTGAATATCCATTCGTGGAATATCGGCGTGAAAGGATAAGAAGGGCGATCACCGAGTCAAGGGGGGTTCCGCAGATTGCAGCAACAGACCAGGATGAGATCAAGACGCAGCACGATTCAATTCGTGATTCAACTGCGTTTACGACGTTGCCGCCAATCAAGGTGGTGAAACGTATCGGGGGAATAAACAAGGTGGGACCGGGAGTACAACTCCCGGTTACCCGCGCTGATGATTACACCTGGATGGAGCCGCCTGCGCGTCCGCCCAATACTGCGTTTGATTTAATCAGGCGAGTGGAGGCGACCCATGCGGCATACTTTGGCACTGCACACGTTGATGTGCCTGCGATCAAGACCCAGATGATGCAGCAAAGCCTGGTCAATGTCTGGCTTGAGTCATGGGCGAAGATTTATACGCAAATGTTCAAGCTATGTTTGCAGTATATGCCGCCCGAGGAGATTGAGAGGGTCACCGGGGGTCAACTTCCGCAAAACATCTCTGAAATTCAGCATATGTTTGATTTCATTGTCCGCTATAACGTGGAGGAACTCGATACCGACCTTGTTAAAGCCAAACTGGAGGCAATCACGCAGTTTGTGGTGCCTTTGGATACCGGCGGGGTGATTGATCGCAATAAACTGGTGAAAATCATCATAGAAGCGATCTCACCAGAGGCAGCAAGGGAACTTGTAGTGGACCAGGCGACTGCTTCGCAGTCTCTTTTCAAGGGAGTCCAGAGCGATATTGGCATGATGATGCTGGGCAATGAACCGCTTTATGTGGAGAACGACCCGGCCGCACAGACCAAGTTGCAATACACGCAAGACGTAATGGGAAAAAATCCAAAAGCGCAGCAGGCACTCCAGGGAGACGAACTCTTCAGGCGGCTCATGGAAAATTATGTCAAAAATCTCCAATTCTCAGTCACACAGGCAGAAAATTCTCAAATTGGGCGTGTCGGGGTTTCGCCGGTTTCCGACGAAATGGCGGCAGAAGCGCAATTGCCGCCCCCGGTTGAGGAGAACGTGGAAATGGCACAGGCTGAAACCGCACAGGGAGCATACTGATGGATGAGATTGATCCGAGAGTAATCCAGGCGTTTTCCTTCGTTGAGAAAAACGAAATGTGGGACGCAATCAACATCCTGCTGGATGCGTCGATTGATGTTGAGGTGACCTACGCAATCAGCGGAGACACCCAGGGCGAAGACAGAACCCATGCCGCTGGGCGTGCCAGTGCGTTAACGGACTTCCATGCACTGCTTCATAATCTACGCAGTCAGGCACGCGAACAGAACGGCATGACTCCACCCAAATAGCTGCCGACTCGCGCTGACCCAAGCTGACCCAAGCAGACCCCGCACACCTCCGTTGTGCGGGTCTTTTTTTCGCAGTCTATTCTCATAACAGCTTTCTGGTTTTGGCTTTTCAAAACCTGTCAGTCGTCTGGATCGACTTAAAACTCCCTGTCTGTTTATGAGCGAAAAAGCAACAGCCGAACTCGGTGCGGCTGAAAAAACATCCACCGTGGAGACAGCAAAACCCAAAGGCCCAATCGACGGCATCGAACTTGAACAGTTGATGCTTGAACATTTTAAGGCCGAGGAAGGCGAAAAGCCTGCGCCCGAAAAACAGGCAGAGGAACCGCCGCCCGAAGACCCGGTGAGTGCCGGGGAATCCGAGGACGGCAAAGTTGATCTTTCTCAAAAAGACGAAGAAACGGAATCCACTGAGGAGGTAGAGGGGGAACCCGAAACCACCGAGGAGGAGGCTGAGACTGCGGAAACGGACGAACAGGACGCGGATCTTTCGGATCGCGCCCAGAAGCGAATCAATCAGCTTGTGCGCCAGAAAAAGGAGGCACAGGAAGAGAGTGAGGAACTTCGGGCGCAACTCAAGGAAAAGCCTAATGCCGCCGAGCCGATACTAGTTTCAAACGCATTAAATCCCTTTTTCAAACTGCAATCACAATCAGAAGTAGAAGCTGAGATAAAGAGGCAGAGGGGAATCAGGGAATTTTGCGAGATGAACCCAGATGGTTCAGACAAACTTACAGACGAGGACGGCAGGGAGATTGAGTTAAGTGCCGAGGATATCCGACGCCACAAGGTTAATGCAATGAATGCTCTTGAGCAGCACTTGCCCGACCAAAAAAAGTACGTTCGTGAATCAAGGGAGTGGAAAGCAGAAACGGAAAAGGTTTTTCCGTTTTGGAAAGACCGTTCCTCCGCAGCCTACCAGGAGGCACGGGAATTCTTGGAAAAGGTTCCCGAGTTGCAACGGATGCCCAGTTATCAATATTTAATTGGTGCAACGATGCTCGGGTTAGCCCAGTTGAACAAGGATGCCAAGGCGGGCCAAAAGCCCAAGAAGGCACCCATCAAGAAGGCACCTGCCGAACCTAAAGCCTCACCCAGTCCGGCACCAGTCTCGAAAGAGACTGCAAGCCAGCAGGGTGCATATGACCGTTTCGCAAAGTCTGGAGGCGCAAGCGAGAAGGATTTAACCGCTTACATGAAAACACTCATGTAGGCGCAAAGCGAAAGGATAATTCAATGGCTGAATTATTTGAAATTAACCAGGTCGGTAAAAGAGAAGATCTGGCAAACATAGTGGCAATGGTCGATGCGAAAGACACCCCCGTTGCCAGCATGATCCCGAAAGGGAAAAAACCGGGTAAGGTATTATTGCCCACCCTTTAGGTGACTAGAGGGTAAACATTGCGGAATTAGCCGGGAAACCTAAATGAGAAATCATAAGGCAATCCGAACCGAAGATCACGCAAAGCGTGACCAGGGGCAGAGCATAGGGGATGGAATAATTCCCCCAAGAGGCCGCGACTACTCGCAGGAGTAGAAAAGATATGCCGATCCCCGGTGGAAACGCCGGGAGGTGAGATAAAAAACTCACCGACAGTGTTTGAATACATACCTACAGTGGCAGGCAGATAAATTATAATTGTCCACCCGGCAGGTGACTGCCGGGGAAGTATTGCGGAATTAAGCGGGGAATCTAAATGGGAAACCACAAGACAATCCGAACCGAAGGCGGGCAGGAACACCGTCAGGGGCAGAGCATACCGGGTGAAATAATCCCGGCAAGAGGCCGCGACAACTCTTTGAGTTGAAAAGATATGCCGATACTCCGTTGAAAAGCGGAGAGGTTGGATAAAAAGCCAACCGTTAACAGTTGAATATGCCAGCCGCAGTCAGCACGGGTAGTGTTGACGGTGTCGATGTAACGTATGCATCGGACTTTGAGAACTTGAACAGTGGCAGAAAGATTCTGTCAAATTACGTTCAGGTCTTCCAGCGTCCGATTCGCGTTAGCCCACTCTCAGTTGATGTCAGCATTGTTGCTGGTATCACCAACGAGTTGGCGAACATGACGGCAAAAGGTGTCCGCTTACTCAAGCGAGACATCGAGAAGTCAATCTGCTCGGATAATGACGGGCAGGAGGATAACGGTACGCTCCCGTATCTGACCAAAGCGTTGGGTACATGGATCAGCACAACTGGCGGCACCACGCCAGCGGTGGACAGTGATTATCGCACGCCAACGGCGAGCATATCGACTACCTCCGCAGCCTTAACAACAGAGACAGTGGTGCAGGACGTTTTAACGTCCATTTACGGGGAGACAGGCAAGTTTGGCAACTTTGATGCCGTACTGGGAACGACCATGAAACGGGCGTTCACTAACCTGGTCTTCACTACTACCGCAAGCGGGACTGATTCCTATCCTGCCATCCGATCCTTTGATCGGGACGCAGCCGATAGTGCCTACAATAGCAATATAACGCTGTTTTCGGGCGATTTCGGCAAGCTAAGGCTTCACGCCTCGGCTTTTTTGCCTGCGGCAGATGATGGTTACATCCTGGATATGGAACTTCTGGAATTGCGCTACAGCAGTCAACCAGAAGTGACTACGCTGCCTGATTTGGGCGGTGGTCCAGCGAGGTTACTCAAGGCAGTAGCTGGATTGGTGTGCAAGAACCCTCTGGGTCTTGGCGCACTCCGACCTGCCTAAACTGAACAAAGGAAACTCATGTTGGAAAATCTCCCAGGCGAAGTTCGCGAGGAATTAATCGACGAATTTCGTCTGGGATTCCGACGTGAAGAAATGTTGGCAGGTATTGCGGCAACTGCCGCAGCAAAAATCTGCAAAAAGGATCATCGTTCAGTTGATGGACTGGGTGAGGCGAGGATGAGTCTCCCGCCTCACCTATTTCACAAATGGGGTCAAAAGTACGGGTACGCAATCTGGTCAGACGACCAGTTTTTGCGAGAGGCAGAACGCGATAACCCGGCGATGAAAATAGTTTCCAAGGGAACCAAAATCCAGGTCGGTTATCGCGGTGATGATGCAGAACCGCATGACCGGCCACATCGCTTCAGGAGGTCATATGCGGACAATTGATTTTTCAACATTACTTTACCGAACGGCAACATTGTGCGGGCTTGATCGCACGG